CCATCATAAACCCAGCCAACCCCTGTTTAAGTATATGGCCCAGACCTTGGACTCTATTACTTGGGGCCTTCTGCGCTAACATCTTCTTAATTTGAGCCTGCACATATGGATCTTGATACTGATCTAACCCTGCCCTGAGACTTCTAACCATTACCTGATCTCCGAATAATATTACGAACCAAAAGTAAATCTACCATCATTATTTATTCCAGTTATAACCAACGGCACCCGCGCCAGTACCTAATAGATCATACAAGCCTTGCCTGTTCGCCTGGGCCGAAGCCGTCTGCTGGTTAAATGTGTTCATGCTGCTGGCGTTTCTGGCTGAAGCGTTGGCAGCCTCCATGCCAGCATAGTTAGGGGCAGCAATACTGCCTTGAGGCGTTGAAAGAAAACTAGGGTTAACAGGCTGACTGCCAGACATGAAGGTGGACATTTCCGACATTGGCATGTTGCGCTGGTTGATAGCTTCATTAATACGTTGATTCCTAGCATTAATGTCTAGGCCGTAGCGTTGCGCCATCTCCCCACCAGCGGCAGCGTCTGCCGCCAAGTAGAAGTCGTTGTTCTGCCTGTCAATACTGTCGATGGCAGAATCGTACGCCTCAGAGCCTACGGTAAAGCCTTGGTTGGCTAAAGAAGTTTCCCGTGCCGCCCTGTCTCTGTCCATTTGAGACTGGTTTCTGGCAATAATGTTGGCCCTAGCCGTTGCGCGGCTGTCAGCGTCTAACGTAGGAGCATCGCCAAACTGTCCGTAATCGAAAGGAGTTGAGTAAGTGTCCTGGACGTTTCCTAGCTGGGATTCGCCAAAGTCAGCGTACCCCTGCTTCATTCGGTTCTGGCTGTCAAATAAGTTCTGCTGTTCCGGCGAGTAGCTTTGCGTAACGCCAAACTGCTCAACGCCGTCAACCAATACGTTTTCGCCAGCGTCATCCTTGACGTTACCAAATACACTAGAGCCTTGAGGCGTGTACTGATTAATCATATTTAAGGCGCGTGTCTTTTCAGCGGCCTCTTGATTATATTCAGCTTGCGCCCCGGCGGTCTGGCCTGAATTTATGACAATCGGTGCGGGGGGTGCCGGATCGTCTTCGCAAGTGCAACCCATTTTATTTCTCCTCAACTTTGTAAATAAAAGAACTTCCCATCAATTCCATGTCTCTGGCAAAAAACTTGTTCTTACGCTCTGCGTTGTCCGTAGAGTGAACAGCCAAGACTAAATCTTTGTTTGCGTGTTTGGCGAACTGTTGCAACGACTTCTTCATCTTAGCCGCTGCGTCACTAATTCTGTGGTCTGGGTGTACATAAAACCAGCTATCTCCTAGAAACACCTCGTTTGTAAACCAAGGCGATTGTGGGCTAATCCCTGCCGACGCGACTATTGTATCATCTTTCTCTGCGACAATACATCCCCCCATGCCAGTAATGCGTCTAATTTCGTCAACAGTACCAGAAACACTGACTTCACGGCTAGTGTTTTCTTTTGCCATTTCCATTAGCAGCCAGAAAATGTCGTTTGTGTCTTCATTCGTTGCGGGTCTGACTTCCACTACAGTTGGCCTCCTAGTTGGTAAGTGAAGTTGGTGGCAATCCACGAAGGTCTGGCCGTGGCGGTGTTAATACGGATTCTGAGTGACGCTGAACGCCCCTTGCCGCGAACGCCGCGCCAGCCACGGTAGACTTGCCCAGCCGTTCCCCAAATGCCAATGCCCCAATTTGACACGCCCCAGATGCCGCTCCTGGTAGGACTTGCGGCTGGGACTCCTGTCGGGGTCTTAACTTGGAAATCTAAATTGAGGTCAATGGCTGCGTTCGGGTTTCCGTCACTTTCAAATATAGGCTCTACAAGTTTAAATGCTTTATTACTTTGGCTACTTTTAAAGTACGAAAATGCTTGCAACGCATCGGCCTCAATCTCAGCACCGCTGTCGCTAGTGCCGTCGTCGAACTTGATAACTTTGCCGTCTGGCGTTCCGAAGAACATGTCGTCGTTCAGCATACCAAAGCACACTGCGTTCATCCCAGTAAATTGACACGGAGCGCCCGTGATTGTGTTAAAGATGTATTGGTGGCTCACGCTAGCAGACTGCATAATATTAAATATGAGCATGGTACTCTTCGGAAACAGTATTGGCTGCCAGCCAAATATGTCTCCGTAAGACCTAACGGCAGTGTTTACAGCTTGCGATATCTGGTCAGAAAGGGCCACCAGGCGCGACTGTGACCGATCCATAGAAAGTATGCCGCTAAGTGGAACAAAGCCGTCCTGCGTCATTAAAATGATGTCTGAGCCAGCTTTGACGATGCATCTACGTCCTATTGGCTTACCAATGGCAAACACACCGACAAGTGACCACGTCGCAGTCTCAGCCGGGTTGGTCCCTGAGTAAATAATTGCCTCGCCTTCTGACGTTAGAAAGACAGCCACGTCGTCCTGGCCTGCGCCGGAATCTCTGGTCCACGTCCCCATAGCCATAATGTAGCCACCCTTGCTGGCAATGCCTGCCAAAGGAAATTCTGTCGCCGCTCCGGATACACTGTTCACGCCTAGATACCAGGCCGACAGACTGTCCTTTTCGCCTGCCCAAAGCCTTCTTTGGTGAAGGTTGCCCCATATCAAGTTGGCCGCCGTCAGTCCAGATCCTGTAATTGCTGTAGTCGCCCAACTGCTACCATCATAAAGCAGCGGCGTGTCCTCTCCGTTAAAGAGGCGAACGAATTGGCCGCCAGACGTTCCCATATTAGTAAACTGCCAGCGATTGTTTGAGTGTCCCGTACTGACGGCACTGCCGACGCTGCCAGATGATGACACGTTGTAAATCGAGTTATTCGCAGCGGCAAACAGTTGGCCGGAACCAGTCGTGGGGACGTAACTGACTAAAGTATCGACTGCGCCAGTCATTCCCGTGACGTGGTCTGTGCTGCCGCGCCGGACGGTAACCTTGTCCGTTTCGGGGAACCAGTTGACTAATTTGATAGCGTGATCGGCTGGCATATCAGCCAGACTTTCACGGGTGTCCCATCCCTTAGTCGGTGGGGGCAGTGCTGCTGAAGTCGAAGCCATTAGAACGGTATCCTTCCGCGCAGCATGTATCTCTCGTTATCTCCAGGGGACCATTCAAACCCTAATTTTCGCCCTGAGTCGTCTTCTAACGAAGCCCCTAATTTACCCATTGCGCCGTAAGTCCCGCTTTCCCTAGAAGGCACTCCGTACTGCCTCAGCTCTTCGGGAGAAGTTGTTTCCCATCTACCGCCGCCTCCTGAAGCGTTCAGCCTTAATAGATATTCCTCAATAGGTATTTCAGTAGTCAGTTCACCGCCTATGTTAGCGTTATTGCCAGAAAAACCACCTCCGTAATCTCGTTCGCCAGAATAAGAACCTTGCCCATTAATTCTAGCGTTGGCCAATCCGTCAAGCAACGCTTGTGCCATGCTGTTTGAGTATTCAGCCACTTAGAAGTCTCCCCCGTAACTTGCCCTGGAAGCACGAGGCTCACCAGTGAAGTGCCTTGAGTTTTGTGAGAATATGTCGCCTGAAGTTAATATGTTTGCGCTTGTCTCGTCGGCAGACACCAGCAAGTTAAATTCGTCTAAATACTGCCTGGCAGCGTTTGAGCTAGGCTGACCCTCAGCGTCTAGCCATTCAAAGACAGTGCCGTAAATCATTAGTTCTTCGCTTAAGACGGTATAGTCTGTGTCGATGGTCATGGAAGACTTAGCAGTGCCGTCAGCCTTTCGCACCCATTGCGTACTGACATACTCAAAGGCGCAGGTTGACCCACTGGCAACTGCCGGAGAGGTTATAATGTCGCCGCCTCTGTAGCGATATTTTTTGTTCTGGCTGTCGTAAGTCTGGACCTTTAGCCCCTGCCACTCTACGGCAGAAACTGGGCCAGAGATAAGATTGTTTGTGCCTCTGTCCCAAAAGGTTTCAGGGATTATACGATCAAAGTCGCCGGGCAGACTTGCCGCCGCAATTAGAGTCTCAGATCCGCCAGCCGTGACTGTGGAT